TTTAATTATTATTGCTCTAGAAGCAGAAGCACCTACAATGAGTAAAGAATGGGATAATGTTTTTTTCACAGGAGTAGGAAAAGTAAATGCCGCTATCAGAGCATCAGCGTTAATTGAAAAATACAAGCCTCAAACTGTGTGGAATTTTGGTACTGCTGGCGGGATCAATACCAGCTGTTCAGGCTTAGTTGAAATTAAGAATTTTGTACAGCGTGATATGCGTTGTTGTGAGTTCGGTGTTGAACTTGGACAAACTCCTTTTGAAGACTGCAAAGTTATCAGTTTTGGTGACGGGTATACCTGTAGCACAGGTGATAATTTTGTTAGTGATCCTAATTTAGAGATACCTGCAGACGTGGTAGATATGGAAGCATATGCTATAGCTAAGGCGTGCCAGTATCATGGAGTTGACTTTAAGTGTTTTAAATATATAAGTGATAATGCTGATGAAAATGCTAACAACGATTGGCATGAAACTGTAGCGAACGGCGAGCCTTTCTATATAGAGAAATTCAACAATGGCTAAAAAACCTCAAATACCATTAGCAGAAGTCATGAAAGCCATCGACAAGAAAGACAGGGAATGGTATAACAATCTGAGTAGCGAAAAAAAGAAAGCATTTAGTGCATGGATGATGATGCGTTATGCAAGTAGTGTTCAAGGAAGTTCTGCGTTAGATTATATTTGGATGGTAAACGAGTTAGTTAATCATAAATTTACTGATGTTAGTAAACATCCTGAGTTACAATGGCTTTTGTTGACAGCAGCCGGTTCAGGTAAAGTGCAGAATCATCCTTACATTAAGCCTCCAAACAGTAGAAAAAAGAAAAGCAAACGAGCAGAATTCGTGAACACAGTCTATCCACATCTTAAAACAGATGAGATAGAATTATTTTTGAAATTAAACAATGATGAAGATTTAAAACAACTTGCATTAGCTCATGGCTACGACGACAAAGAAGTAAAGGACTTGTTTAAGTGACAGAAAAAATAGATTGTAAATGGTGCGGGAAAGGGTTTGTGAGTGAACGCACCCTTTCAGTCCACATGTGCGTTAAGAAGCGTAGGTGGGCAGACAGAGAGATGAGCCACATACGATTAGCTCATCGAGCCTTCCAAATGTTTTACGAGATGAACACAACTGCAAAAACATCTAAGTCCATGGAAGATTTTATTTTAAGTCAATACTACGAAGCGTTTGTAAAGTTTGGTAGAGCTTGTCAAGTTAACGAATGGCTTGAGCCAGAAAAATATACTCAATACTTGATTAAATCCGGAATAAAGTTAAAGCAATGGTCTTCCGACAAAGAGTATGACAAATATTTAAAACAGTATGTGAAACGGGAACCCGGTTTGCGAGCACTTGAACGCACAATTATGTATTTGGCAAGTTGGGCAAAAGATACGGAAAACGATTGGCAAAACTACTTTGGTGAAGTTTCACCGTCCAGAGCAGTGCATGATATTCGAAGTGCAAAAATTAGTCCTTGGGTTTTATATTTAAGTGAAACCGGGGACAAGATATTAGAACGATTGAATAGTGAACAAGTTGAAATGATCGAAGACATAATCGATCCTCCCTTTTGGATGAAACTGTTCAACTCTAATAAAGAAGAAGTAAATCAAATCAAACAGGCATGTAAGGAAGCCAAAATATGAACGTTAAATTAATCAGTTATAGTCAAACACCGGAGCCCACAGAAGATCTGAGTTCTGCTTTAGATTTGATTGCTTATTGTGCAAGAGTGAGCAACCCAGATAATCAGAACAATAAGGAAACTTCAGAGAAACTTGTAAAGTATCTAATGAAGCACAACACTGGAGTCCATTAGAAATGGTGTCGGCTTGCATGGAGATTGAAACTACCAGGGATATTGCCCGACAACTGTTGAGACACAGAAGTTTTAGCTTCCAGGAGTTTAGCCAGCGATATGCTGATCCTACACAGGATTTAAGTTTTGTACATCGTGAAGCGAGGTTACAGGATCCGAAAAATCGTCAAAACTCAATAGAACTAGAACGGGAAGATGATGCAAATGATGGTTTACGAATTGAATGGAATAGATGCCAACAGGCAGTTATAGATGCCGCCACAGACGCTTACAATTGGGCTGTAAACAACGGTATTGCCAAAGAGCAGGCTAGAGCAGTGCTACCAGAAGGAAACACTGTAAGCCGCTTGTATGTAAACGGCACACTGCGTAGTTGGGTACATTATATTGAATTACGCGGTGCAAATGGCACACAGAAAGAGCACATGCAAGTAGCATGGGCAGTAGCAGATGCTATTGCTAACATTTTTCCGTTAGCCGCTGAGTTTAAAAACAAAGAGATTTAGTATGGAACGCCACAATGAGTTATTAGTAATCACCATGGAAGAGTGCGGCGAGCTTGTACAAGCATGTAGCAAAGTAATCCGCACTAATGCAAAGCCTAAATATTTTCAAAACTTGAAAGAGGAAGTAGGTGATGTTGTACTAATGATAGAATTGTTAAAGGAATATGGTTACGTCACGGATGACGATATACAAAAACGTATGAAAGAAAAGCGAAACAAACTTAAAAAATGGAGCTCTCTCTATGACAGATGATTATGAAGACTACGACCCTTTATCAATCGAACCCTTAACCGTTACAGTAGGCGATGATATTGATTGGGACGATATGAATACTATTACAATCAGTGATACCTCAACTACAACTGATACTTTTAGTATTTTGACGGACACAATTACTTTTGATGATACAACATGGACTGCTAACCCCACTATCACGGTAGGAAAATATTCGATAACTGAAGAAAAAATGGAAAAGTTAGATGCATTGTTAGAAGCAATCGATTTACTTTCTGATGAAAATGATTTGAAAAGTTTGTTGGATAATGTGCGTATACTAAAAAAACTAAAAAATGAAGATTAATTTTGATGTAGATATCGATATGGCGGATAGAGATCAATTTTTAAAATTGGTCAAACACATACCAGCAAGTATCAAGCGAGAGGAAACATTTGAAAAACACAATACTGGTGTTTACTTCCAGCCTATCCCGTCCTTTCCGCTAGATGGCTTCAGTACCGTAGATCACAAACAAGCAGAAGATGCTGGCTACTTTAAAGTAGATTTTTTGAATAACAGTGTGTATGCAGATATTGAAAGCGAAGCACATCTAGATAGGTTGCTTGCACAAGAGCCTATGTGGGAGTTGTTTGAACATGAAGAGGTTGTTAGTCAGTTATTTCACATTGGTAAACATTTCAGCATTGTGAAACAACATTTGCCTAAAAACGTTGAACAACTTGCAATGATATTGGCTATGATCCGTCCTGGCAAAAGATATTTAGTGGGTAATACTTGGGATGTTATTGAAAAGGAAGTTTGGGAACAGACTGATGACTACTTTTTTAAGAAGAGCCATGCTGTTGGATATGCAATGGTAATTTTGGTCCAATTGAATTTAATTGTCGATCGACTCTAATTGGGTTTTTTAACTAACTGAATACTTCTTCTTTTGATTCGTTTTTTCAAAATGTTTTGCATGCTGGTGACAGGACCAAAGATAATTTCAGTTTCTTTCAATACAAATGTTCTTAGGCAGTACTGTAATTCCTGCATTTCTTGAAACAAAAATATGTCAATAGGTAATTGTCGGTTGCTTTCCCACCACCACAAGTCTCCGTAATCTAACATTAATTTTTTATGCTCTTCTGTTTTACAGCGTTCGATATCGTAAAAACTTATAATTTGTTTGTCTTGATTTTGGACTATACCTACAAATTCCGTATCGCTGAATAGCAAACCTGTTAAAAACGGAAATTTTTCTTGGAGTTCTTCTTCTTTAGTCATCAATGATATTTATTACTGTCTTAGATAAATACTGTAATAATAATGGTATAGAATATGTCGAGTGGTACAGCCCATACATTATATTTTTTAGGAAACCAGTCTGTGGATTTAGTTCTAAGTTCAGACGGTATAAACGTGGATAACAGACCAATGAATCAAACAAAGTTAGTAGCACATAAAGGACTTAACAACACTTTAAGTTTTTTTGTGAGAAATAGAGACCGTGTTTTACAAAATTTAAGCAGTAAAACACTTTATGCAAGTATAATTGATCCTAACACCAGTAGACGTGTGATGTTTAAACCTTTGACTTTGGTTAACAGTGGTACTACTGGAGAAGCAAAATTGGACATTTTAAAGGGAGACTTGACAGATTTATCTCCTGGGCTTTATCACATTTCTATTACAGAAAGCACTGATGCTGGTCAAACCCAGTCTCCGTTGTATGCTAACCAGAACGATAGAATACTAACAGATTTAGAAATTCGCAGTTCTATGGAATATGAACCTGCGCCCACACAAACTCAAAATGTATTTACGCAGATTTCAAATGTTGCATTAGGTGATAGCACAAATGCATTTGTGTCCAACGCATTGTTTGGCAATCAAGACAAAAACTTTAGGCATAGCAAGCACACGGTTGCATTATACTTAACAGATTTTGTGGGTGATGTGTATATACAGGGCTCCGCATTGGAAACAGCACCAACTCAAGAAAGTGACTGGTATAACATTAATGTACAAGGTGATTTTGGACAAGCAAAAATACCTTATACAACGACATTTACCGGCGTTGATCCTTTCAATTTTACAATTAATACTAATTGGATTAGAGTTAGGTTCGAACAAACATCTGGGTCTATAGATAAAGTCCTTCTTAGAAACTAGTTGACTTTGTGCTACATGATGCTATAATAATCTTATGCATCATCATGAACTAGTAGATCAAGTACATCGATTGTTAATGGACCACTTGCCTATCAGTGCAGGTAAAACACCTAGCGGCTGGATTACGTTTGACTGCCCGATGTGCAGTGACAAGCGAAAACGTGCTGGTGTTATACAATCAGGTAGTAAAATTAGTTATCATTGTTTTAATTGTAACTACACTACAGGATGGAGCCCAAGTACAAAGTTAGGTGTAAAATATAAAAAGCTAGTTGAAGCACTAGGAGTTACTGCAAAAGATGCACACACTGTGGTGTTGAATCTAATGAAGTACGGCGAAGAGTTGGAAATAGATGATGCTAACGACAGTTATGTTTACAGTGCGGCAGAATTTAAAACACACTCATTGCCCGACGAGACTTCTCTTGTAGAAGATTTGCCAGACGACCACAAAGTAAAACAATATGCAATCCAGCGTGGATTGCTAGGTAAGTTTCCTTTATTGCACATAAACAACAGTATGTATAATGCACGTTTAGTTGTGCCTTTTATGTATAACAACCAATTAGTAGGTTGGACAGGCAGGCACATAAATCCCCCTAGCAAAGAGACAGCTAAATATTTGTTAAATATGCAAAGCGGGTATGTGTTTAACATAGACAGGTTTGTTGACACTGATAGAGATTTTGTTATTGTGACAGAAGGTGTTTTTGATGCTATCTTAGTAGATGGAATCAGTGTATTGGGCAACGGTGTAACCGCCGAGCAGGCACATTTGATAGACAAGTTAAACAAGCGAGTCATATTGTGCCCGGATCGAGATAATGCAGGCAAACAATTAATTGATAGAGCAGTAGAGTTAGGATGGGAGGTTAGTTTTCCTCCGTGGAAAGATAGTATTAAAGACGCCGCGGATGCAGTAACTGAGTATGGTCGTTTACTTACTGTAAACAGTATAGTAAAATTTGCTACCAATAATAAAATAAAAATACAAGTACAACGGAAGATGTTATGAAAAAAATAGCAGAGTGGCTGGACATTTGCAAACAACACTGGAAAGAAATCTTTGCAATTTCTTTCTTTATGCATTTTATATTTGACTGGGTTGTGTTCCTAGCAGGATATTTGGTTGGTAAGTATCTATGAAAATACTGGTAAACGGTTGTAGTTTTACTGCTGGCAGTGATGTGTTACATGATCCTGTAACAGGCAGACTAGTGCCAAATGATCAGTACACGTGGGCCAAAATGCTTGCAGAAGATCATGATGTAAATTTATTAGCCTTAGGCGGCAACAGTAATGATAAAATTTTTAGGACTACAGCAGAAGCGTTAAGCAAAAACACTTACGATTTCGTTATAGTTCAGTGGACAGGTATTCATAGAAAAGAACGTTTTAGTGAAATTGCTAATCAGTGGATTAACTATTGTAATTTAGGTCACGTCACAACAAACAATCTGTTTGCAGAAAATAAAGATTACACAAATCAGGAATTGTATAGTTGGCATATTGACGATGGTAAGTTGGCAGATATTGACAATCCTTCGAATAAGGGATTGCATAATTCACTAGAAAGAGTTTCTAAGGCAATGTCAACTGATATTCTTGTGGGCAAAACACTGCAAGACTATCGACTAGAGTTTTTCAAGAATGTTATGTCTGCAGAGCATCTGATAGGAAAGCATAACACAAAATTTTTATTCACCAGTATGTCGGGGGATAATCATATTCCTTACATATTAGAAAGCACTCCTTTTTCTAAACAAGTTTCACTAACATCAGCAGAAGTTTCTGTTGCAAAAAATTTAAATTTAGAAAACTGGACTACAAAACCGCTTTCTGTGATGATGGACAATAACCGTATAAGCCACGAAGATGCTCATCCGAACACGGAAGGTCATAAATTAATATACATGCATATTTTAAAAGAGATGAAAAGAATAAATGGATAGTATACAAGAATACACTGAAGAAATTCAAGAATTGTTTTTGAACTTCTTGGTCACAGATCCCGAGTTGTTTGTTCGGGTAAACAATATTATCGAACCGTTCATGTTTAATAAACGATTTCAAAATACTGTAACGTTTTTAAAACAACATGCTTCGGAATATAGTAGTATCCCAACGATAGACCAGATTAGTGCTACTACAAATGTAGACCTACAGCGTATTGACGGTATATCTGACAATCATGTCGAGTGGTTCTTGGATAGTTTCGAGCGATTTTGTAGACACAAGGCACTGGAAAAAGCAATACTTGACAGCACAGATTTGCTAGAAAAGCAGGATTACGGTGCAGTTGAAAATAAAATCAAAGAAGCCAGTCAAGTTGGACTGGTTAAAGATTTGGGTTTGGAATATTTTGAAAATCCTAAAGAGCGTCTACAGCATATAAAGAGTCAGGCGGGTGCAATAAGCACTGGCTGGAAACATATAGATCAAAAATTATACGGTGGCCTGAACAAAGGTGAAATAACAATTTTTGCAGGCGGCTCTGGTGCAGGTAAGAGTTTATTCCTGCAAAACCTTGGAGTAAATTGGAGTTTAGCAGGACTTAATGTTGTGTACATCAGTTTGGAACTTAGCGAGCAACTTATTAGTATGCGACTAGATGCAATGGTTAGCGGATACGGCACAAAAGAAATTATGCGTAACATGGATGATGTGGATCTCAAAGTGCGTATGAAAGGAAAAGGTGCAGGCAAATTTAGAGTTAAACAAATGACCAACGGGGTCAATGCCAATGATATTAGAGCATTTGTTCGAGAGTATGAAATAAACAGTGATATTAAAGTCGATGCAATACTAGTTGATTATTTAGATCTGATGATGCCAATAAGTGCTAGGGTAAGCCCAGGCGATTTGTTTATCAAAGACAAATATGTGTCAGAGGAACTGCGTAA